CCAGCATAGGTTGTGAGTTGCGCTTTCGTACTCTCATCAGCCATACTAACATCCAGAGTAGCAGATTGTGACGGCAATAACAAATTAGAGATCCGAAGATTCTCATGTTGCAATGCAGCCATTTTCTTCTTCAATTTCCTAATGTGTCCATATTTGCGGGCAACATCAGTTTCTAGTTGGTGAATACGCACCAACGCCGTTTCCAGTGTATAAGGGGACTGGAACTCCCCATTGTGCATAGACAAATCCAATGCACTTGGATAATTAACTGTAGTAGTAATGCAATTTATGTACAAATAGAACAAATGTATGCATCAATACATCTGATCCAGAGCTTCTCTTGTTTGTAGTTTCAAACTACTCCACTAAATAGCGGTACCCCACGAGGGAGGTTCAAGACAAATGAGTTTTCGTAACATATATTTAATTTGGAAGATACTAAATACAAGTTCGTAACTACCCCATCTGGGTTCTTTGGTTTTAATCGCATGTGTCCAACGCGATCTCAAAATTGTGAAATATTCACCCTAATCCTTCTGGACAGGGTATGGGTTTTCATCCCATTCATACTTTTCACAATACTTAAGTAGTTGTTCCTGATAAGTTGGAAAATCTCCTACTAAGCCTGTGAGGTTGCATTCATCAGCAACTTGTTTAAGTTGAGCACATCTTTCCGTGTATTTCTCACGTCCATAATGTGCATACTTATCAAGTGCATCTCTAATAGTACATGCAGCATGAAGTTCTTCAGAAATTTGTGATTTTCCATGTGAGTGGAGCATCTTAGAAATCGAAGATTCTTCAATAACTGCGCGATACAACTGCAATTCATCATCCCAAACAGCATTGTGTTTTAAGAAACCAGCTTCTGATCCATGAATAAAGGGTACAGATTCTGCTTCTTTATCAGCCATAGTGTACGTAATGTCACTTTCGGCTAATACACGAGCAATGTTGGTATGATTATAAGCATCGTATCCTTGTTTAACGGACATAATGTTAT